AATCTTCTTCCGAACTTTCTTTAATTTTCAACATCCCCCTTTGTATCTCATACTGATCTCTCTCTATTCGCAGCTCCTTAGGAATGATAGCCCCTTTCCTAAGAAGTTGTGCGCGCATAAGACGGGGGTTACGATGGTCCGGGAAATACTGAACTCCTGCCTGACCAAAGTCTATAGCTCTCTTATTTGGTAATGTGACTCTATACTTATGAGTAATCGAAGGACTTGGTTGAAATACGACGTGCATTTATGTTTTATATCAATACTATTTTTATACTTTTATAACACATGTATATACTGACAGTAATATTACTTACATTTATATTGTACTATATCGTAGATAACAATATATATGATATTTCTAAAGATGTTACATAAGGAAGAAAATAGAACAATAAACATGCTTGAATATACAACACTCGATGGAACTATCATACGAGTGGGTCAAAATGCAAAGGAAAACGATGAATTAACAATATCTAGTGCCCCGCAACATTGGTGGATGCATGTTGCGGGGTATTCTGGGGGGCATGTAGTCATATGTGACGAAAGAGATGTTCTTCCAAAAGAAACTCGCAAAGATGCAACGGTACTCGCGATATATCATAGCAATGCACCGGACACTAAAATGTCTTGTGTTGATATGGTCCGTGTTGAGCAAACAGTATGGGTTAGACAGGCTGGTAAAGTTAAGCTGCAAGGGGAAGTGAAAGAATTTTCAATTTTTATGAGACGGGAAAATGACCGAATCGAAAGACTCATAAAAACAAAACGTGTTATTTAAAAAAACTACTGGCTACATGGATCTAGAGTAAGTCTGTATATAACCCAGAAATATAGTAAACTTCTTTGAATCCCAATTCAATGAGCTTTTCTGCTGCATATCTTGCACGTTGACCTGTATTACAGTATACGAGTAAACCCTTCTTAGGTAGTTTGGACGTCGTTTTTTCGCCAATTTTGTTCACTGGAAGATGAAGCGCGCCAGGATAATGTCCGAGACGCCACTCCATTGTTGTACGGACGTCTATAACGCGTTTTACTTTTCGACTTTTGATGAGATTTTTCGCTTTCCGCGACGTTATGAGTTGACTCCCTGTATATGTATACGCTGTTAGAATCCCGAACCCACCGAGAAGTAGGTATGGTATCATTTGAATTAGTAGTACATTTTAAAAAGTCTTGTGGTTGAACCGAAAATAACGAGAAAGGTTCTACTCCCATAGATAGTTTTTGTTTTTTAGATGGAATAGGAATTTCTTTCTCACGGGTACGTTTCATTTTACTTAATTTTCTATTAAACATAAATTCACTTAGTTACCAAATGCAACACCAGCCATACCATTCTTCACACGGAGAATGTTATAGTTGACTGCGTAGGCTCGAACCATGTTACCGACACGGGTATCATTACCCGCGAAGGCCAGTTTAGCGTTATCAATACGGGAGAAGTTTAGAGTACCAGTTGGTTGCGACTTGTTCATAGTGGTACAGAAAGGCCATGTGAAAGTAGACACAGTGCTTAGAGCATCTTGGGGAAGAATAGAACAGTGCATTTCGGGCACGACGTTGTGGTGGAAGGCCGCCGACATGTTCTCGAATAGAGGTGTACCGTTGATGTATAAGGTAGATGTATCGAAAGTCCAGTTAGTAGACCACTTATTCGTGTCAGCTTCGGAAGAAACTACATGAATCGCCTTAACTGGGTGGTTGAAATAGGTCAAGTCAACCTCGGTGTCGGTAGGGGTCATGGGCTGGTACTGAGTTTGTGTAAAGAGAATCTCATGTTCGGTGTTGGTGAAGAATTCACGCTCATCGGTGTCGAGATAGACGTAGGTACCGAATACCTTTACGTTACTGGGGGCGAAAGTTCCACCGCGGCACTTCACACGAATCTCAACATCATGATATTGGAGCCCGACGAGGGGTAGAGCTTTAGTCCAGTCATCACTGAAGAAGAATGGGAGAATATAATGGTTGGCGGCAGTAGACGAACCCAACGCATTCTGGGGAACCTCATCGAGAGTTACCGCACACGAAGCCTTAGCTTGTGTATCTTTATACAAGATGTTATGGACACCCTGGATATACAAAGCATCAATCTGGGAGACCTTTTGGCCTCCGATCCAAAGTTGGAATTCGGTAGTAGTGGATTCATCCTTATCGAAGAAACCTGTATTGGTAGCACCGACACCACCGATGTTTTCGGCTTCGATCCACACATAGCTTAGGAGATCACCCTTAGATTTGATTGGTATAGTAACTTCGTTACCACTCGCGAAGGTACCAATGTAATCGAGCCTTTCTGGCTTGATACTAAAGTTGGTGTGCCTCTTGTAGTTTTGACGGAAAAAACTGACTTCGGGTTGACCTGTGATATAAACATCCTGGGCACCCACTGAAACGAGGTCAATTAAAGCAGCTGACATTTATTAGTAAATGATATTAAAATTTTAGCTCATTGTATACATAACAGGAGATGGGTGTAGAATTTCAGGCATTGACTTGGGAAGCAGTAGACACGGATGAAGAGCATTTGGTAAGTATATTTGGAAAAGCCGAGGATGGGAGGTCGGTGTGTGTGACTACAGCATTCACACCTTACTTTTTTATCAAACTCCCTGAGCGTACTAGTCAGCAAACGATACAGGAGATATATGGTGTCGTCGATAAGAAGTGTCCCGAATGTTTGGTTTCATACACTATTATGAAATCGAAAGATGTATGGGGTTTTCAAAATAATAAGGAGTTTGGGTTCATGAAACTCGATTTCAAAAATCTCGCTAGTCGACGTCGAGTGGACTACTTCCTGAAAAATCATATTCAACTTTCTACTGGTATGCAAAGACTGAAAGTCTATGAATCCAATCTTGATCCAGTTCTCCGCCTGATGCACAGGACTGGTATTCAATCGACAGGTTGGTTGAAGACGGGTGATAATTGTGTCCGTTCTCACCTCGCCAATGTAGATGTTGATCTATTTTGCACCGATTGGAGAACCCTTTCACCCGTTGCACGCGACGACATTGCACCATTTGTTGTAGCTTCATTCGATATTGAGTGTAATAGTTCTACTGGAAAGTTTCCCGACCCAAACGTGCGAGGTGATGCATGTTTCCAAATCGCGATTTCGTTATGCAAGTTTGGCACCGATGAACCGTACGATAAGACATGTCTCTGTTACAAGCAAACTGATCCCAAATTAGATGGTTCAAACATCATAAGTTTTAATACAGAAAAAGAACTACTTGAAGCGTTCCAAAAATATATTCATGAGAAGGACGTAGATATATTGACCGGGTGGAACATTTTCGGGTTTGATCTTAATTATATTTATACACGTGCGTATATGACTGGTTGTAATCCAGAGTTTTTCAAACTTGGTAAACTGAGAAATCAAAACTGTGAAATATCCATAAAAAAATTGAGTTCAAGTGCATTGGGGGACAATGTATTGAAGTTACTCCCCATGTCTGGTCGTTTCATTTTCGACCTGTTCCATGAAGTGAAAAAAGGATACAAGCTTGACTCGTACAGTCTTAACAATGTATCCAAGTTATATCTAGGAGATCAGAAAATTGATATGTCACCGAAAGAAATGTTTGCTCGGTACGTAGAAGGTGACCCCGTGAAGTTGCGAGAAGTGGCTGAATACTGTATCAAGGATACTTTACTACCACATAAACTCATGAAGAAGATGTGTATTCTTCTCAACCTTCTAGAGATGGCTAAAGCAACGTGGGTACCATTGTGCTTCTTGGTTGAACGGGGGCAACAGATCAAAGTGTTTAGTCAACTCACCAAGAAGTCACGAGAAATGGGGTTCATGGTACCAACGATTCGTTATGGACAGTTACCGGAAGAACACTACGAGGGTGCGACTGTACTGGAAGCTCAGAAAGGTGCGTATTATACACCAATCACAGCCCTTGATTTCGAAGCCCTGTACCCTTCAATCATGATGGCTCACAATCTGTGTTATTCTTCGTATGTTATGAACGACAAGGATTATGGAAACATACCGGGGGTAACATATGAGACGTTTAAGATTGGTGATAAAACCTATAAATTCGCACAAGACGTTCCAAGTCTACTGCCTAGTATTCTTTTAGAGCTTAAACAATTTCGTAAGAAGGCTAAACGAGATATGGCTGCAGCAACCGGGTCCATGAAGGAAGTTTATAACGGTAAACAGTTAGCCTATAAGATATCTATGAACTCCGTATACGGTTTCACGGGTGCCGGAAAGGGTATCTTACCATGTGTACCTATCGCATCTACTACAACTTTTAGGGGTCGTGGGATGATCGAAGAGACTAAGAATTATGTTGAGGCAAACTTCCCCGGTGCAAAAGTAAGGTATGGTGATACAGATTCGGTCATGGTTGAGTTTGACGTCGGTGACCGCAAAGGTGTAGAAGCGATCGAATATAGTTGGGAAGTTGGGGAACGGGCAGCGGAAGAATGTAGTGCTCTTTTCAAAAAACCGAACAATCTTGAACTCGAAAAGGTCTACTGGCCGTATTTTTTATATTCGAAAAAGAGATACGCCGCAAAGTTGTGGACAAAGGGGAAGGATGGAAACATGAATATGGATTACGTAGATGTTAAGGGTCTCCAACTCGTGAGGCGAGATAACACTCCACACATGAGAGAAGTCTGCAAGGAATTGTTAGACGTAGTATTAACTTCTGGTGATACCGGTCCACCAAAAGAACTAGCCAAGGAGCGAGCAATTGAACTCCTTTCCGGTGATATACCGAATGAAAAACTGATTTTGAGTCAGGGTCTCTCAGATAGTTATAAAGTTGACGGAAGACCTGTATCTATAACAAGTCCAGAGAGCTGCAATATCAACCAAGCTCACGTACAAGTAGTTAACAAAATGAGAATGCGTAAACCTGGGTCAGAGCCACAATCTGGTGATAGGGT